TCATAAAATAATACTTGACACAGCACTTAAAATTTAGTATAATAACACTATGAATATTTTTATACTTGACGAAAACATAGACAAGTGTGCAGAAGCTCATGTGGATAAACACATTGTGAAAATGCCCTTAGAAGCTGCACAGATGTTGTGTACAAATCATTGGATAACAAAATACTTAGGACACATACCGAGAAAACTAGAATCACATGAATGGCAAATTATCAAAGAAGCTAAAACAAATGAAGTCAGAGACTTTCCTTACTTACCTACTATGTACAACCACCCTTGTACTATTTGGGCTAGGGTTAGTCTTGATAATTATGAGTGGCTTTTCTGCTATGCGCTCGCACTCAATGATGAATACAGATACAGGTATGGAAAGGAACATAAATCAGTGTATGATGTCATACTCAAATTACCCGACATCATTCTACCAAGGAGTGGACTCACGTCATTTGCTCAGGCTATGCCAGACGAACTCAAAGGAGATAACGCAGTCGAAGCTTATAGGCGATTCTACCACAAAGACAAAGCAACCTTTGCAGAGTGGAAGTACAGAGACAAGCCCCAATGGTGGTTAGAAGAGGAAGCAGACTATGAGAGTCGTATTACGAGATAAACCTTTATGCACAGTATTTTTCCCAAAAGACTGGAGTCAAGAAAAAATAGACAAATGGTTATGGCAATACTATAACCACAATAATTTATTACATTAACAGGACATAATGACAGAAGAAACAGAACAAAAACAATTTAACGACTATGCAAAATTCGTTAGAAGCACCACCTCAGACGAAAGTCTACACACAATAGCCTTAATAGGCAGATTACACAGTCTACAAGACGAACACGGAATCGAGTTCCCTCAGCTAATCACAGCATCAATCGGTATGCAAGCTGAATCAGGAGAGTTTTCGGAAGTAATCAAAAAAATCATATTTCAAGGAAAAGAATTTAACGAAGACGAAAGATTTCACCTCATGCGTGAGCTTGGCGATGTACTATGGTACTGGGTTCAAGGTTGCACTGCGTTAGGGTACACTCCACAAGAAGTTATGGAAGAAAATATAAATAAACTAGAGAGTAGATACCCTAACGGATTTGAAGTAGCAATGTCTGAAAACAGACAGGAAGGAGACATATAATGGAGAAAAGAAAAATACCTGCGCATCATAGACAAGCCTTTGCAGAAGTAGAAGCTTGGAGAGAAGATAAAAAACTATTTGGTGTAGAGATAGCAGAACAGATAGCTATAGATAAAGAAAGAGGAGATATATAATGGTTTTAATGAAACAACACTACCACACTTTTCAACACGAAACACGTACCGCAGAAGTATGGAAAACACAAAAAGGTGAATGGGCTACTAGGCATTATGAGAATAGTGGTAGCGGTAGTGTTTGGCAAAAAGACATAATACACAAAGGAAAAAGTGAGTCGTGGGCAGAAGATGCCGCAGAAAACTGGGTAATGGGAGTTATGAAGTGATAGATATATTTTTATTACCTTTTTATTTATTCAAGTGGGCATTTTCTTTAGTATTTTGGTGGTATTTATTAGTAATTATAACAAGTACAGATGCATATTATGATGTAGCTGACAAACTTAAGGATAAGTGGTATGGGTACAGAGAAAAATAAATTTAATGAAGATTTAGTATTACATAAAGTAAAAGCTTATATAGATAATACTTATAATCAACATTATGGCAAAGGTAACATTCAAACAACAGAAGTTACTTTTGACTCTGGGCATGGAGAAAGTTTCTGTATAGGGAATATTTTAAAGTATGCTCAAAGATTTGGCAAGAAAGAAGGAAAAAACGAACAAGACCTCTATAAAATTATACACTATACAGTAATGATACTAGGTAAAATGGAAGAGGAAAAACAAAATGAACACAGAGAATTTGAAGATCATATGCAAGAAGGAGTAGAGTAGTGCCACGTGGAGTTAGAACAAAATCATATGAAAAGCTAGATGAAACAAACTTACAGAGAGTATGGGAAGCATTAAATAGTAGTAGTCCTATTACAAAGAAAGAAGCATGCGAAATGCTTAATATTACATACAATACTACTAGACTTAATAGAATACTAGAAGAGCATACAGATACTATGCAGTATAGAGCTAAACGTAAATCTCAACTAAAAGGAACTAAAGCAACTCCTGATGAAATAAAACAAGTTATTGAGTGGTATTTAAGCGAGCATCCTGTGTCAGAGATTGCACAGAGGATGTACCGTTCTTCTACATTTGTTAAAAACATAATTAATAAAGTAGGAGTACCAGAAAAACGTCCTAAAACAGAGCAAGGTGCGAAACACAAAGTAGGCTTTTTGCCAGAAGAGTGTGTTTCTGAAAGTTTTGAAGTAGGAGAAAGAGTTTGGTGTGCAAGATATGACCTGCCAGGCATAATCAAAAAAGTAATGCCAAATACAAAACAAACAAATTATAAAGATAAATATGGCGTAGATTGTTACCATGTTTATGTAATTGAAATAACAAACTTTGATACTCCCAACTTTGGGTATCAAGAAGTAGGTGGGTATAACTCCCATCAACTAGCCTATGATTTAGGTAGTTTGAAACATTTACAAAAGTACGGCGCTGACATTCAACCAGCTTAAGGAACTAAAATATGGACATTTGGATCGTCCTAGCGGCAGGGTATGTCGCGACATCTATTATGCTATTTTTCAGAACTTACTTTATCTGTGTTAGAATGATAAAGGAGTATAAACCTGATAGTATAATAATTCAATATAGAACCCTACATGCATTAATATTTGCAATAGGGATAGTATTAATAACCATACCCATAACAAGAGTAGTATTTAATAATAATATTCGTAAAAGATTTTGTATAGGGTATGTAAATTCAGTAATGGAGAAAAAATGAGAACAATAATGAAAAAGGCACTTAAATTAAAATATGAAGGTCAGATAGCAGAAGCAGACGCCAACATAGAAATTTATTTAAAAAATCCTGCTGGAATCGGAGAACACTCAGATGTTATAGCAGAAGTCGATAAACAAATAGAGCTGGCGGCCTCAGCTCAAGAAAAACTAGATTATCTAGGAAAAATAGGAAACTAACTATGTTAAACAATACGCTTGAAGAGGAATTAAGAGTATTACTATGTGAACAAAAAAAGGAGATCGCTATCCTTAAGCAAAACATACAGCAGCTACAATCGATGGTTGCTGAAGAGTCAGAACAGAAATATCGTGCATATATAAAGTATGCGGATTTACAAAGGGAATTTGATATATAATCAAAAAACAGTTCTTGACATGGCGTCTATTTTTCTGTATAATATTTATATATGGGAGATAGATTTTATCAACAACAACTCGAAAAACTAGGTACATATCCTGGCTATCGAGGTACAAAAAGGAGAAGAAGAATGGCATGGACAGATGAATCCAAAGCTCAGGCAGTTGAAATGTACACAGATGCAGAAGCAACTCCAGAGACATCAATGGAAATCGTAAAAGACATAGCTGAAGAGTTAGGTGAATCACCTAATGGAGTCAGAATGATTCTTACAAAAGCTGGCGTTTATGTGAAAAAATCTCCTGCAGCTAGAAGTACTTCACCATCCACAGGTGGTGGTACATCTAGAGTAAGCAAAGCAGATGCACAGGAAACCCTAAAGGGTGCTTTAACTGATGCAGGTCAAGAAATTGACGCTGACATCATTGACAAGCTAACTGGCAAAGCCGCAGTTTACTTCGCAGGTGTGATCAACGCAATAAATAACTAATAAGCTACCATTACTCGAAGAAAGAGTTTTCTTAACAGTAATGGAGTATATTAGTGAAAAAAGCAGACTTTATAAGTCAAGTTGATAAGTGCGGTGACGCAGTTATCACTTATAGAAGTACCAACTCAAGAAAGTTAAAGTATAATGTTTGTACTTTAAATTTCGATAATAAGTATATTCAGAGCAAGAAGAACCGTGCCAAGGAAACTAAAGACACAGTTCTTCTTTTCTGTTGGGATACAGATTCATATAGGTTACTAAGACCAATGAATGTAACAAGCATTGTTCCCCTTAGTGCAATACT